AATTGATGCGACACTCTTAACAGACGATGAGCTCGGGGCGGCATGGGGCGATTTAAAATTTGCCCTTGAGTATAATAAACTAATGACGGGCAACACTAACCCTTTAATGTAAAAAAAATGTCAAAACACGTTGAAGAGATAGTTTTAAGGCTAAACGACAAATTTAGCAAAGGCATGGGCAATGCCGAGCGTAGCACTAAAAAAGTGAGAGCCCAAACGCAACAGTTAAGCGGTCAAGTAAAAAAACTACAAGGCACCGCAATGAAGGCTTTCGCGGCTTTCGCTATATTTAAGGGCGTTAAGGCTATAGCGAATTTAGGTATTGAGATGGAACAAACGAGGGTTGCTTTCTCGACCTTTCTAGGCTCAGCCGAAAAGGCAAACGCAGTTATTAAGGAGTTAAACGAGTTTTCTAACGTGACCCCTTTTACAAACGATCAAGTAATTAAAGCCGGCAAGAGTTTACTCGCTTTTGGTACGCCCGCTGAAAAGCTAAAAGGTCAACTAAAAAGTATTGGAGACATCTCAGCCGGAACCGGCAAAGATTTCAACGAGCTCACGACTATATACGGAAAGGCTCAAATCGCGGGCACGTTGTACGCTGAAGACATTAACCAACTAGTCGAGGCCGGTATCCCTATAATTGGAGAATTTGCGAAGCAATTAGGAGTTAATGAAAGCCAAATTAAAAAAATGGCGTCTCAAGGAAAGATAAGTTTTTCAGACTTAGAAACGGCTTTTGGGAACTTGACAGGAGAAGGCGGCACTTTTTTCGATTTAATGGAAAAGCAAAGTAAAACTTTAGGCGGTCGATTAAGTAGTATAGAGGGTAAAGTTAATTTAGTAGGCGTTGCATTAGGCGAGGCTTTGCTCCCTGTTCTTAAACAAGTAGCCGACAAATTAGAGGTTCTGGTCGCTTGGATTGTTAAAAACAAAGACGCAATTGCCGCTTGGGTGCCCTTTATAGCTAAAAGCGTTGGCGTTATTTTAAGCGTTATCGCGGTCATAAAAGTATGGATGGGCGTGCAAACAATGATTAATTTTTTGCTGACGGCTAACCCTATAGGCTTAGTTATAATGGGGGTCGCGGCTCTTATTGCTTTAATAGCGGTCATTATCGTTAAATATGACGAATGGGGCGCGGCTATGACTTTACTGCTAGGCCCTCTAGGTACAGTTATTAATTTAATTCAATCTTTTCGCCGAAATTGGGATGATATAAAAAAGGCGTTTACTGACGGAGACATAATTGGAGGACTTAAAAAAATAGGCTTAGTTATTGTCGATTCATTGCTTATGCCTGTTCAACACTTGCTAGAGTTGGCGTCAAATATTCCGGGGTTACAACATTTAGCGGGCGCGGGCGCTGCAAAAATTGAAGAGATAAGGCAAGGGCTTGGTGTTAATATGGATTACGGCCCAACAGGCCCGCCGGCACCCGAAGACTCAGATGTCGAAGAGGCCGCGAGCACTAGCACTAACAAATACAAATTAGACTCTTTACTCGACCCCGTAAAAGACGCCACAAAGAAAGCAAAAGGCGGGGTTTCTGGCGGTTTAAATGGAGTTGCAAGCTCAGCGCCTAAGAATATCACAATATCAATTAATAAGTTAGTCGAGAGCTTGAACGTGAACACTACCAACTTAAAAGAAGGCACGGCCGAAATTCGCGAAGAGATAACGAAAGCGCTAATGTTAGCAATAAATGACTCACAAATAATAGCAAGCTAAATGTCAAGATCTACTTTTGTTGTAACGGGCGCGGGCTTGCAAGCCATAAAGTCCGAATTGTTTAAGGTTGGCGACACTAACGCTGACGACCCCCGCCCAAAGGCTTCTTTGATGGGCACGAGCGTTTGGTCTAACCTCATCTTTTCAGCGGGCAACTACGAGACGCTTGAGGGCGATCAAATCGAATTCGATGAGATAGTATTTAATTCGGCTTTATTAAGTATAAACCAGAGCAAAAACGTAGTCACTACGGAAATACAAGGCCGCAACGGGTCTGTAAAAGAGTATATAAGTGACGGCGACTTCGTTATCACTATTTCGGGCGTTATTACTGGCGAAGGTTCTGACGTTTATCCAGAGCTTGAAGTTATTAATTTGATCGAGATACTAAAGGCGCCCGTTTCGCTAAAAATAGAAAGCGAATTTTTAAACTTTTTTGGTATTGATGAGATAGTCGTGACTAGTTATTCTTTACCTCAAGTCTCTGGATCCAGAAACACGCAACCCTTTCAAATAAATGCGCTCTCAGACGAGGCGCTTGAATTACAAGATTTAAACAATATTTAAACACTAAAAAAAAATGGCGAAATCCACTAAAAAACAATTGTTACTAGCCGATAACAATATGCTTATCGTTCACAATAAGGCAACCGCTAAAATTGAGATAGTGATCGGATTAAGTGACAAGATCATTCGGCCCATGCCAGACGATGAGGAAAACACTATCTTGATAAGCTCAGATTTTAACGGCCGCGAGGGGTTTGCAATTAAATTTCTCGAGGCTTACGGAAACAGAGGCGAGCGATTTACTGAGGTTGAGCAAATCCTTTCTTATCTTGCCCCTGTCTCTAAGTAAATGAAACGGCCTACTTGTAAAATAACGATAGGAAAATTTGAGCTTGATTTCTTGACTGACCTCGAGATTATTAGCGCTTGGAGAAACTTGACTGACACCGCAATTTTAACCTTACCTAATAAGATTAGAAAAGGCGGCAAGTCAATCGTTTCGGGGTCTGACAATCTTTTTAAGAGGGGCGATGAGGTTGAGATTGTTCTAGGTTATTATCCAGAGACGGCGCGAGTTTTTACGGGGTTCGTTGCCGGAATTATTCCAGACTCGCCCCTTGTTTTAAAAATAGAAGATCACGCCTACTTATTTAAGCAAAAAACGATAACGGCGTCTTATAAAGAGACGACACTCAAGAACCTCTTAATAGACCTTTGCCCTATTGAATTTGTAAGCGTTGACGCTAACCTCGGAGGGTTTAGAATATCAAATGTAAACTTTGCCCAAGTTTTAGCCGAGTTAAAAAAGACTTACGGCCTCGTGAGTTGGGTGCGGGCGGGCGTCTTATATTGCGGCCTTGCCTACGTGCCGGCGATAAGTTCAAAACATAAGTTGCACTTTCAAAGGAATATTATAGAGAGTAGCCTCGAGTACTTACTCGAAGAGGACGTCAAAATAAAAGTCAAGGGCGTTTCTATTTTCAAAGACAACTCAAGAGTTGAGCTTGAGGCCGGAGATCCAGACGGTGCGCAAAGAACTCTTTTTTATTATGGACTAAGCGAAAGCGAGTTAAAAAAAATAATCGAGACAGAATTGCCAAAACTAAAATACGAAGGCTATCGAGGAGGCTTAACTACTTTCGGGTCGCCAACTATAAAGCACGGCGATACAATCGAACTAACAGACCTTAAATTTACAGAGCGCGAAGGTGAGTATTTAGTCGATGAGGTTGTAACAACTCAAGGGCTTAACGGATTTCGCCAGAGCATAACTTTAGGCGCCAAATTATCGAAGTAAATGAAAGATAAGAACCTAAAAGAGCTAATTGAAGACTTGGCAAACGACCCCGCCGCTGAGAACTACGGAAAACCTTGCGAGGTCATAGAGGTTGACGAGGTTGCTAGAACTTGCGATGTCAAGCCCTATGACGGCACCGCGACAATTTACGGGGTTAGATTGCAAGCGGTCGAGGGTTCGGTCAAAGGCGTTGTTTTAATTCCAAAAAAAGGCGCGGGCGTGCTCGTTGTTTTTATAAGTAAATCGCGGGCCTTTGTCGCTATTTGCGAAGAGATAGACAAGGTTCTTGTCGATTGCGATGAGGTCGTATTTAATGGCGGCACAAATGGCGGCACGTACAACGCGCCCGCGACAAATTTAGAATTGAATAAATTAAAGTTAAGAATGACGGCACTCGAAGCGTCTGTTTTAGCTTTTGGAACGGCCCAGAATTCGGCCGCTTTGGCGGTCGTTGTTTTGGCGCCCTTAGCCGTTGCGCCCGCTGCTCTTGTTGCGGCCGTTGGTGCATTGCCTCCGAGCGGTTCGTTTGGGAGCTCCTTAATTGACGATAAAATAAAACATTGACATGATAGACAACGCAAAAGACATTATCTTTACCGAAGACTTGCAAATCGTAAACGGCGACTTTTTAGTCGGCGAGAGTGACGGGCAAAGCATAGAACATATATTGAGGGCTGACGTTGGGCAATTTCGTCAATCGCCTTTAGTTGGCGTAGGCTTACAATTGCAAGATAATTCTAGCGTTGAGCCTCAGAAACTAAAGCAAAAGATTAAATTGCAGCTAAAAGCTGACGGGTTTAGCGTTAAAAAGGTTTCTATTGTCGCGGGCGATGTCTTGGGAATTGATATTGACGCCAAAAGAGTTAAATAAATGAGTTATCAATTTAGAAATAAAGCGAGAATAAGATCAAAGCAAAATTTGCTTGATGTAGCCATACAGGAGTACGGCAACGCTGAGGCTTTTTTTAAATTGATAGACTTAAATGCGAGTAACTCTTTTACTATTGATTCGGTGCTCGATTCGAGCGTAAGCAAAGAAATTTTTGCCGACAATCAAACGGGGCAAGAGATTGACCTCGTTAAAAAGTTCAATTTAGAAGATAAAAACATTGTAAACGAAGACTTCGGCCTCGTGCCCGTGACGACTTCGGAGTCTGGATTTAGTATCGGGTTTAGTAGCGGATTTTAAAAAAAAACCATGGCATTTGACACCCCTTTAAAAGCGACCGTTGTTAGCGAGATATTAACAAAAATAAATGATAATGTTTCGCAAGATATTACACCCGCTGAGCTTCGCGAGGTTCTTAACTCGTGTTTAGATTATGCCGAGCAAGCCGCCAACTCTGACAATATAACGCAAGGCTCAACAAATAAATTTGCAGCAGCAGCGGCAACGGAAGCTGAGTCCGAGGCGGGCACCGAAACGGCCTTGAGGTCGTTTTCGCCTTTACACGTAGGCAAAGCAATTGAGGCCCTACAGGCTATAAATGTTATAATAGACACCCCGTTAATCACCTCGGCGATGACGTTTTCAGATAAGATCTATCTTTTAAACTTATCAATTGCCGCGGCGTTTTTGCCGCCCGCGTCACCTAGTTCGGGTGATCAGTTTGGAATAATTGACGCGACACGAAGTTTTAGTAGTTCGGTTTATTGTCAAATTAGATTCGCATCGGCGGGGGTCAAGTTTCACGGAAACAATGTTAACATTAACATTCAAAAACAAGACGCGAGCGTCGTTTTTGAATACGTGAACACCACTACAGGGTGGGTTATTATTCGGGGTTCAATAACTTAAAAAAATAACTAAGAATGGCAAGAACGGTACAAGTAATTTATGACGCTTTAGTCGCTGAAAAGGAGCTTTTAAGTAACCTCAGCGGGTTGCAACCTAACCCCGAAAGCTCTCAGACTTTTTTGCAAGACTTGACGAGCACTTCAAAAGTCGCCGTCTGGCGCTTGTTTTTGTACGTGGTGGCCTTCGCTAATCACGTTATTGAGGTTTTATTTGATAGGCATGCCGCTGAGGTTACGGCTTTAAAATACACGCTTATAACGGGCACTATTAGATGGTACCAACAAAAGGCGCTCGAGTTTCAGTATGGAGACGCTTTGACTTGGAACGGTGCACAATATATTTACACTCCTGTTGACGCTTCGGCTCAAATCGTCAAGAGGGCGGCCGTTTTTGCTTCGGGTGGTATTACTAGAGTTAAAGTTGCAAAACTTGATACAGACGGCATGACCCCCATACCTTTGACCTCGGCCGAAAACGTGAGCTTCACCTCTTATATGGCCGCGATAGCTTTCGCGGGCGTTAACATTATAGTGATCTCAACAACCGCTGACGACATTACTATTAACGCTACTATTTACTACGACCCCTTGGTCATGACACCAACGGGCGAGCTTATAGGTTCGGCCGGAGTGTTTCCGGCTAGAGATGCTATAAATTCATATATTTCGAATTTGCCTTTTAATGGTATTTTTAACAAAACCGAACTCGTTGACGCTTTGCAGTTGGCCCAAGGTGTAATTGATCCTGTCCTCGGCGACTTGACGGCAAGATACGGGGCTAACCCCTTCGCGGCCGTTGGTGACAATTACACGGCCTTTGCGGGGCACATGACTATTTACTCGAGCACGCCTTTAAGTGGCACTTTGACATACATAGAGGCTCAAAATTTATAAAATATGTACGATTTTAATGTACTTCGACTATATACGCGGCTCGTGCCGTGGTTTCTGAGAACGCCCGTTTTCATGTCGTGGCTCGGCGTTTTGGCGTCTGTTGTTTCGTTTGTTCAAGGTTTACTTTTGGCGTTCGTTAATCAAACAACTTTTGACCTTTTATTTAACGCTCAAGTCGTTTATTTAGAACATGTCTTAAATGAAACTTTTGACTCAACGCCCGACATTTATATCGAAAACGTGTTCTTGCCTTCGTTGTATTTAGATAATAAAATTGAGTCTCAGCCGGCCGACTACTTTAGACAAGAGGCCGAAAACGACCCTATATACATGAGAAATCGGGAAGAGTACGAAAGCACAAATCAATACATTGTGCACGTTGCCGCGTCACTTTCTGGCGATGTTATTTTAATCACTTCTTTAATAAATATGTATAACTTAGCCGGCATACCTTATACTATAGTTTTCGACCTTTAAAAAAACAAAAATGAATTCATTAACGACAAATATTAACGGCGGGTTTCCTTGGGTTCTTGACGATTTTAGGTGGCATAACGATCAAGAGCAAGCTTTTGCAAATAGCTTAATTAGCGGCCTTTGTGGCGGCGTTGACTGTATTGTCTCGGGCGTTGTTTTAACTAGTGGCGTGAATGTCTCAGCGGGCTATTTGTTTTTGTCTGGCGAACTCGTTAGGGTTGACGCTCACACGGCCCCAGATTTAGACCAAGGCGGCGACTTTCATAAGATTATAATAACGGAGTCTTTTGACTCGGCCGGCTTAAAGTCTTTAGAGGACGGGGGCACGGGCAACGCTTACAATAAAAGACGCGCAACTCTCACGGTCGGAAATTTTCCGGTGGGATCTAGTGTGAGATATTCAACTCTCGATCTATTGCCCGAAATTGTAGGGCTGCAAGGCTCAACGCCTTGGATTACGGTAAACGCGACCGACTTAACTGTCAACTCGGGAACTATAGACGAGGGCACTTTCTCTTATAGAGTCAGAGATAATAGGGTCGAGGTTTCCTTTAGTATTGGTTTAACGCTCGGCGACATAAATCAATTTTCAATAACACCGCCTAGTGCCGTCATTGGTGATAACGTCTTTTCTGTTCTGACTCACTACTCAGATAATGACGCCTTAAAGGTTGCGCATATTACTAAAAACGGTTTGCTCTGGAATGTTAGTAGAGACGCCGCCGAGGCTTTTGCAGCGGGTTCCGTTACTTTAAAAGGTGAGTTTTCTTATAAAATATAATTTTTTGGAATGGTAGAGGCTGAGAGAAAGGAACTTTTAGAGCTTATGGTTCTAGCGGGCAAATCAAGAGGGCAAAGCGAAACGAACGACCTCAAGAGGTGGGCCTTGCCTGTTGTGATAGGGCTTACAATCGCTTTCGCGGGTTGGTTCGCAACAAAGTCAACTCAAGACATAGAGAACACCACGGCGATAAATAAAACGCTTGAGTTTATGCAATTGCAGCAAAGCGCAACTAACGAGGCGCTAAAGGAGCAGCTTGACGACATGAAAGCGGCCTTTGAGTCGGCCGTTGAGAGAATAGACGGCAAGCTCGGCGAGCAGTTCACGAGAGTAGATTTTAACCGCGAAATGCTATACAGAGATCAAGATTTTAAGCGAATACAAAACCAAGTCGAGGCCGTTCTTGACAAACTAAACGAGAAAAAATGAAAGCAAACGAGGCCCTTTTAAGCGTAGCGATGAGCCAACTCGGCACAAAAGAAATAGTCGGAGGTAATCATGAAATCGAAGTATTAAAATATTATAAAGAGATCGGTCATTCTTGGGTTGCTGACGATGAGACCCCTTGGTGTGCCGCCTTCTTAAATTGGGTTTGTCTTCATGCTTTAACTCCAATGGTTACAAAGTCGCAACGATTGAGAGCTCGGGGGTTTCTCGAGTGGGGTTATGAAGTCGAGAGAGCGCAAGCCTATCAAGGCGACATTGTCGTACTATGGCGCAAGAGTAAAGACTCGGCTTCTGGGCACGTTGGTCTATTGATCGGTTGGTCTGTTGATCGTGAGTTCGTTTACCTTTTGGGCGGCAACCAATCAAATCAAGTAAAGGTTGCGAAATATGCAGCCGCTAGGATCCTAAGCATAAGAAGAGGGCAAACTCATAGCGAAATCGTTTTCGCTCCTAAAATACAAGCTCATGAAGTGGTTAACTGAATTATTCGGCGGCAAAATTGTCGAAGACGTAGGGGCCGCGATTGACGGCTTAACAACTAGCAACGCCGAAAAAAGCGCGGCAAAAAATACGATTGCTAAAACCGTGCTCGATTCACTTAACAGACTTGGAGACGCGCAAAGAGACGTCCTAGTGACAGAACT